GTACACATTCACGAACAGCGCAAACGGCGCATTCGCCGTCGCGCTCGACCGTCTGTTTGGGATGTACGATCTCGGCCTCTGCCTGCCTGACGCGAGTGGCGGCGCCGAGACGATCGCCGACTCGCTTATCGCTTGAGGTACTCGAGCAGGGAGTGCCGCGCCTGCGAGACGAGGACGCGCAGCTCGTCGTCGTCGCATAGGTCGAGCGTCAGCGTCAGCAGGTCGTAGGATTCCCACGAAAGCGCCGCAAGGCCGAACGATCGCGCGGCGTCGCGTCGGATCATCCCTGCCTGAATATTCACGGCTCTGATGGATACCAGAGCCTCGCGCGCTGCGACCTGTACGCGTACTGCGAGGAGTTTCTCCGGCAGATTCAGGGGAATTTTGTGTGGAATATCTGGTCTCCGGTCGATATGGTAGACCCCCATATCGCCGCACGATGCGGCAGAAGGAGACAGCCATGCAAGAGATCCAGAGATTCAGGGAAAATCCCGAGCGGCTCGACCTGCTCACTCGCACCATCTGCAAGGGCGCGACGGCCGACGAGCTCGCGCTCTTCTCCGCGATCTGCGACCGGACGGGCCTTGATCCGTTCGCGCGCCAAATTTTCGCCGTGCGCCGCTGGGATTCGCGCGAGCGTCGCGAGGTCATGCAGACGCAGGTCTCGATCGACGGCCTGCGGCTCGTCGCGCAGCGGAGCGGCGAGTACCAGGGTCAGACGGAGGTCAGGTGGGCCGACGCCTCAGGCGCTTGGCACGACCTCTGGACGCGCTCGGAGCCGCCGTTTGCGGCGCGCGTCGGAGTCTGGCGCGCTGGCTTCCGCGAGTCGCTTGTCGCGACGGCGCTCTGGTCGGAATACTGCCCGAAGACGAAGGACGGCTCTCCGAGCGGGATGTGGAGCCGGATGCCGGCGCTGATGCTCGCGAAGTGCGCGGAAGCCTTGGCCTTGCGCAAGGCTTTCCCGGCCGAGCTCTCCGGCCTGTACACGCAGGACGAGATGGCGCAGGCCTCGAGCGCCGCGCCGGAGGCCGGAGAATCGCCCGTAGAGCCGTCCGAGCCGCAGAAGGCCCGGAAGGCGCTCCCTGCGCCGAAGCGCGTCAGCGGGGCCGAGCGCGCCGCAGACGCGGTCGCCCTGATGGATCCGACGCCCGTCGCCAAACGCGTCGAGGCCGTCGTGACCGTGCCAGAGGTCGAGGAGGTCGCGACGGCGGTCATCCTGCCAAGCGCGACGCTCGCTCACGCGTCCGGCACATGGTGGAAACTCGAGCAGCATGGAGAGGTCTACCGCGTTTCCGAGGCGCTCGCCGGCGCGCTCGAGGCGCAGCAGGCCTTCGGCGCTGCTGTCGTCTGCCGCATCCGCCGGATCCCCGGTCGCGCGAGCGTCATCGAGGAAATCCTCCGCGACGCTCGTCCCGAGGAGGTGCGAGCGTGACGCGGCTCGAGCTCCCCGGCTCCGAGTCGATCCGTAGCCAGATCGGGATCGTGCAGGAGGATCCGGAGGTCTTCCGGCCCTACCTGCTGACCGAGGCGCGCCGCGCGGCCGAGGTGCTCGCGGGAGACCGGGAGATCCCGGCTCCCGTGCGCCGGCTCCTCACGGTCGGCCTGGCGCTCGACCTGCGGCCCGGTCACCTGACGCCGTCGAAGAGTCATCTCGCCCAGTTCCTGCGGCACGACCGGAAGACGATCGCCTCGCGCGAGCTCCGCTGGGAGTCGGTCGATCCCGTGCTCCGCGCGCAGATCGTCGAGCGCGCAGTCCGGATGATCCTCCTTTGGCGCGCGACGGCGCGCAGATAGCACATCAGGGAGCGCTCCTGCACGGTGCAGGAGCAGGAGAAACCGCCTCCGATCCCGACCGCCGCCTCGCGCAAACGACAGGAGATCCCTGAACGACGCGAGGCGGCGGTGTTTTTGCGATCTTCCGAAATCCCAAGTTTTTTCCTCTTGACGAATAGAAAAATCCCCCCTAAAACCCCCCTAGCACTCAGAGCTCTACAAGTCTCCCCGGACTCATAGCGCTGCCTGACTGCTTCGGCTGATCTCTCCTCCTCCGATCGAGTTCAGCCGTATCTCTCTTCTCTGTTGCTTTCCGCGTGGCTCCAGAGAAAACCGATGACATCGGTAGAGAGTGTGGGGGAAGGATCGAAAGCGCCGCGAGATGCACCGCGGCGCTTTCGCTTTTTTTTGCGGCGCGGCTGGACGCGAGACGATATGCTGCGAGTTGCCGAGAGGTAACATGGTGCCACCTTGACCGCTGAATACGGTCGAGGGTCGCGCATGATGCGCGAAGGAACTCGCAGAGCCGAGACAACTACGCGAGTCCGTTCGCAAACCGCGAAGCGCCGCCGCGACCCCATCGCGCGGCGCTTTCGCTTTTTTCGCGGCGCGGCTCAACGCGAGCCGATATGCTGCGTCTAGCGCATGATGCGCAGAAAGAGAGACAGCATGACAGATACAGAGTTGGTGAGATGGGCCGAGCGCGTCCGCGTTCTGTTCCGCGGCGACATGGACGAACTCCTGTTCAGCCTCGCGAAAAACCGCATCGCGGAGATGTCGTTTACGGGCGCCTGGGCAGCGCTCGACGACTACGCGATCGCGCACGGCGGAGCGCGCTCGAGGTTCATCCCCGGCAAGTTCCTCGAGTTCGTCGCGGCTCGCAAGCAGCTCGACGCCGGGAAGATCGCCGCGATCCGCCGACAGACCGACGCGGATCAGAGAGCAGCGGATCGCATCAACGCAGAGGGCCAGGTCGCGCGCGAGACCCGCGAGCAGATCGAGGTCATCCGGCGCGGCCCTCGCTCGCGCGTGGACGCCGCGATCGAGTCGCTCGGCTGGGGGATGCCTCCGCGCGAAGTGGAGCGCTGGCCGCGGTCATTCTTGATCGCGGTCTCCGATCTGCTGCTCGGCGCGGAACTGTTCGTGCGCGATCCGGCGTCCGGCCTCTGGGATCGGCGCGTCTCGGCGGCGGAGTTCTATCGGCTCGCGCTGAGGCCGCCAGAATCGCCCGAGAGCGCCTCGGAGCCGCGATGGGTCTACGGCGCTCCGCAGGCCTCGAGCGCCCCAGAGGCGACGGGCGAGGCCTACGCGGCCTCCCTGCGCGCGTTGCTTGTCGAGGCGCGCGAGGCCGAGGATGTGCCGTTCTGAGTCCCTATAACGCGATTCCGAGGCAATTTTGGAAATTCGCGGCAAAGTCTGCAACGGGCGAGCGGATTCGCCGTATACTGAGCAGACCAACCGCGGCACGATGCCGCAAAGGAGACAGCCATGTACGAGATCTTTGCCAGCGACGAGAACCATCAGCCGCACGGCCTCGAGCCGCTCGCGACCGCACGCACTATCGGCCAAGCGAAGCATCTCGCCTGGACGCACGCCGCCGGCCGGATGTACGGCACCGTGATCGTCGCGCCGACCGGAGCGATCATCAGCGGAGATGAGACCGAGGACGAGCTCGAGGCGATCCTCGAGGCCGTCCGCGTCGCGAACGAGATCACCGACGAGGAGGCCGACGCGCTCGACCGCGCCGTCGCCGAGCAGCTCGCGCCTCGGTACGAGGGCTGGCAGGTGCACGCGATTCTCCCGAACGCGTACTTCGACTTGGAGGAGCGCGGCTATGTGGAGATCCCCGGCCGCTATACGCGCAGCGGCGCGCCCGTCGTGATCGAGCGCAAGCACCTCCGCGCGACCGGAGGTGCAGCGTGACGAGCCTCCTCCTCTCTCTCCTGCTCGTCCCTCCGCCGGCCAGCCTCGACACGCGCCCGATGCTCGACGCGATTCGCACCGTCGAGACCGGCGGACACGCCGACCCGGCGAACGCGGTCGGCGACGGCGGCAAGGCGCTCGGCCCGTACCAGATCCACTACGGCTACTGGCTCGACGCGACCGAGCGCGATCCGGCGCTCCGCGCGCTCGGATACCAGAGCGTGCGCGACCAGGCGACCGCCGAGCGCATCGTCCTCGCGTACCTCACCCGATACGCGCCGTCGTGGGATCTCCGCACCTGCGCGCGCATCCACAACGGAGGGCCGAAGGGTCACCGCAAGCCGGCGACGCTCGGCTACGCCAAGCGCGTCGAGGAGGTGACCAAGTGAACGAGTACGCCAAGCATCAGAAGAGGATCGAGATCCTCTGCCGCTGGATCCTCGACGCCAAGACTCCGCAGGCCGCAGTCGGCCGCTACGAGTCCGCGCGCGAAAGCGCGGCAGCGACGCCGGGAGACCTGCGCCGTCTCCGCATCGCCAAGCAGCTGGCGCTCACCGCAATCGCACACGAGGCGATCTTCGTCGCCGGATCGCACAAGGACTGACCCATGCCGACCATCTACGAAATCTCCGACGACCTGCGCGCGCTGCACGACCTCCTTTCGGAGTCCGGCGGCGAGCTCACGCCGCAGACCGAGGCCGCGTTCGCGGCGTTCGAGACCGAACTCTCGAGCGACCTGCACGGAAAACTTGACCGATACTGCTCCCTGATCGCTGAACTCGAAGCGCTCGCGACCGCGCGCAAGGCCGAGGCCAAGCGCCTGGCAGACCTTGCGCGCACGAACGAACGCTCGGCCGAGGCGCTGCGCGAGCGGCTCCGCTGGGTCTTCGAGGCGAGAGCCCTCGGCACGCAGCAGACCGAGCGCTTCCGCGTCTCGCTCACGGCGAACGGCGGGAAGCTCCCGCTCGTCGTCCTCTGCGCCGAGGACGAACTCCCGGCCTGGGCGACGAAGTCGCGCGTCAGCGCCGACACCGAGGCGATCCGCGAGCGGCTCGAGGCCGGCGAGTCGCTCCCCTTCGCGCGCCTCGGCGACCGGGGACGGAGGATCAGCATCCGATGAGAAAGCGCCCGTACATCTCGCGATCCGTCCGCGTCGGCCTTGGCGACATCGCGCGCCGCATCGCGCCGGAAACACCTGAGGAGTTCCAAGCGATCCGCTGGATCTCCTCTTTCCTCACGCATCACGCGGCGCTAACCTCGCGACCGCTCGACGGCGCAGGACGCGCCCATCTGTCTCCCGAGCCGCCGGCGGTCGTGCAAGCGACCGCCGGCAGGGAGACGCAGGAGACCAAACCATGAGCCAGCAGCAGACGATGGGAGCGCTCGCGATCACGCGACGCGAGGGAGAGAAGATCTTCCTCGCGATCGACGGCCGATCGCTTGGATACATCGACATCTCGCGCATCAGCGGAGAGAAGGTCGTGCTCGCGTTCGTGCTTGACCGAACTGTCCGCATCCGGCGCGACTTCGATCAGGGAGCCTGCATCTACTGCGGTGCAGAGGAGCCGCTCGACGCGAAGGGAATCTGCACGCATTGCAACCGGGAGAGGCACGATGACGAGTGACGAGATCCAGCGGCTCCGCGCCGAACTTGTAAGCAAGGCTGATGAGTTGGCGGCAACCGTTCGGGAACTCCGAAAGGTTCAGGACGAGCGCGACGAGGCGCGACGGCAGTTGTGCAACTATCAATATCGCGGCATCATTAAAAACTGCCCCGACGCATTGGTTGCGCCACAAACAATTGCAACGGCTCGCGGCTGGGACTGCTTCAAGGAGAACAAGCGATGAGCGCGGACATTCGTAGTTTTGCAAAGATTCATGTCTAATCAAATGCTTTTCAATATCTACGGATGGGCAGATATTGGATATGCAAAGCCAATACTCGCAAAGCATCACTATCTGAAATCCACAAGCCGAGGCACGGCCTGGATGCATGAGTTGGGTTGCATAGTCATTTCGTCGCCGACTTCACGAATGCTCCCAGCGACTTGGCTAGAGCTTTCAAGATGGTGCATTGTAAGCCGTGAAAAAAACGCAGGATCAAAAATGTGGCGAGAGTTTGTCAGGGATGTCAAGTCTAGATTTCCAGAATGCACGACCATCGTGAGTTACAGCGACCCGAGCGTTGGTCACGATGGAGCTCTCTACCGTGCTTGCAACTGGCTTTGGGCTCCGACCTGGCATCGTCTGCGACCTCCACCATCTCAAAACGGAAAATGGAAGACTGACAAAACTCAGTCTGTCAAAGATAGATGGGTGTTCCTGCTTAGACCAGATCACGAACGAGTTCAAATCCTCGACGCTGGAGATGAATCCATCTTGAGAAAAATGCCTTGGGCGAGGTATGCAGAGCCAAAAGGAGCGGACTTCAAGATGTGGAAACTTCAAAAGGAAAACAAGCGATGAGCCGACCGCTCGACTACGCCAGAGACCATCAGCACGGACGCACCGCGATCGCCGTCGACGAGGTCAACGGCACGCTTCGCGTATGCGCCATCGTCTCCGTCACACTCCAGATCGGAGACGCGCCGCTCGCCATCTGCGACCAGGCCGCGATCATCATGCGCGACGAGCTCGAGAGCGCCGCGCGACATACTCCACCCATGCTCCGCGTTCTCGCGGACGAACTCGCCGAGAGTCGGCGGAAGGAAGCGACGCCATGAGCGGACAGACGACCGTCCAAGTCAACCTCTCTGACGACTTCGACCCGCTGAACGAAGATCTCCGCGCCGATCTCCGCACGGTCTGCGGAGTAGACGGCGAAGATCACAAGTGGCGCATCGAGGTCGAGGTCGACATCGACCATGACTCGGGCGCGCTCTTCTCCCTGCGATCGAACCGATCAGACACGGGCGGCTACCGACGGCCGATCGGATCGTTCTATGTCACGAAGCAGGAGCTCGAGATCATCCTCGCGAACATGGAGGCGATGAGCGATGGGGACTGAGGGTCGCACCGAGTGCTTCTACTGCGGCGCTCTCGTTTCTGGTCGCGTCGAGCGCGACCACTTCCCCATCCCAGAGGGATGCGGAGGTCTCAACACCGTGCCGGCCTGCGTGTCATGTCACGACATGAAGGATCGCTTCCTGCTCAACGACTGGCCTCTTGAGTGGGCCGCTAAGGTGATAAAAGACTTTCCGCTGATGTCCAGAGAGACGAGGATCTTCCTCGCCAAGTCGATGCGCGTTTATTTCGAGCACAAGAAAGCGCAGGCAAGACATGGGTGAGCAGCAGCGCGACGCCTGGCACCGATCGACGGGACGCGCCGACGACGACGCGGCGCACATCATCCTCCGCTGGCTCCTATGGATTCTCGCGATCGGATTCGTCGCCCTCGCGCTCCTCTGCTCCGGAGGGTACGGAATCCTCTGGTCTGTCCTGTCGATCTGATGGCGTGACGCATGACCTCGAAGGAATCGCCGACGCCGTCCGATGGCTCCTCGAACTCTACGACGAGGATCCTCCGCTCCGTAGGCTTTCACCCTACGCGCGGCGTCATCCACGCGACCGCGTTCCTGCGGAAGAACGATCACGCGAAGGAGCGAGGTAAAGAGCTCCGTCAGTCGCTCGAGGCGCAGGGATGCAAGTACATCAGCGATATCATCGCGACGCGCGTCGAGGAGCACCAGGTCGCGGACATCATGCTGCGCATCGCGCGGCAGCGCGTGCGCGACCGAGCGCGCAACGGATAACGAGCCATCTTCACCCTTGCGACCGCCGGCCCTCTCCAGAGTCGGCGGTCGTTTCTTTCCTGTCCTGAAAAGAGCGCGCGGCAGGAAAGCGATCCATCAGCCGATCAAAGAAGCGATGGGCTCGCTATCACGGCAGAAGGGCAAGCGCGCGGAACGGCAGGCGGCGAAGGCCGTCGCCAGCGCGCTCGGCGTGGAGGCTCGTAGGTCGGTGCAATACTGCGGAGACAATGGAGACGCCGACCTGACGACGACGCTCGAAGGCGTGCACTTCGAGGTCAAGGCTCGCGCTTCGCACGGTTGCCTGCGCTTCATGGAGCAGGCCGAGGAGGACGCGAAGGAAGGCGAGATCCCGGTCGTGCTGCTGCGCGAGGACGGCGATACGCGCTTCTTCGCGCTCGTCGAGCTCACGCACATTCGCACGCTCGCGCTCAAGATCGCGCGGATCGGAGAACTCCCGTGAGCGTTGAGGATGTACTGAAGATCGTCTCCGTCGTGCTCATCCCGTCGATCGGCGCGGTCGTCTGGCTGCTCTCGCAGGTCTACGGCCTGCGATCCGACCTACGCGAAATCCAGCAGATCCTCAAGAGCGAGCGCGAGCAGAACGCGAACCGCATGACAAGCATCGAGGCGAGCGTGGCTCGTCTCGCCGAAGCGCTGCACGATCTCACGATGGATCTTGCACGGCACGGACTGAACGAACTACGCAAGAAGCAGTAGAGGGAGACACCATGCCGGAGACGAGGCGACCGTCTGCGAATGTGATCCAGATGGACATCGAGAAGACGGGAGCCTGGGCCGATCCGGTCTGGTTCCTGCTCCGCTCCGACGCGCACCACGACGCGGTCGGCGCAGACCGGGAGCTCGAGGAGAAGCACCTCCGCGAAGCGCTCGACCGCAAGGCATACATCCTCGACATCGGCGACCTCTTCGACTGTATGCAAGGTCGCTACGACAAGCGATCCGACCGCTCGGCGCTCCGCGAGGAGTACCAGCACGGCCCGTACCTCGATCGTCTCGTCGATGTCGCGGCCGAGCGCTACTGGCCGTTCCTCGAGCGCTGGGTGCTGATGTCGCCTGGAAATCACGAGACGAGCGTCGCGAAGCACAACGATACGAACCTGACGGAACGGCTCTACGCGCGCATGAAGCCGCACGCGCCGCTCCTCCAGATGGGCACCTATCAGGGCTTCGTGCGCATCCGTCCAAAGATCGCGTCGGGCCGCTGCGGGAACCTGACGATCGCGTATCACCACGGCTTCGGCGGCAGCGCGCCGGTCACGCGAGGAACGATCCAGACGAACCGAATGGCGATCGCGTACCCAGACGCCGACCTCGTCTGGAGCGGCCACACCCACACCGAGTTCTATCTCTCGATCGCTCGGCTCCGGCTGAACGCGGCCGACTCTGTCGAGCGCGACGAGCAGATCCACATCCGTTCGCCCGGCTACAAAGAAGACCTGAAGAAGGGCGAAGGCTGGGCGGTCGAGAAGGGCTTCATGCCGCAGTCGCTCGGAGCCTGGTGGATGAAGCTCTGGATCGAGAAGACCGCAAAGGGATCGCACGGCATCCGGTTCAGCGTGGAGGCCGCGAAATGAGCGACGATCCGAAGAAGTCGAAGCCAAAGCCGACCGCACCGCAGGCGAAGGAAATCGAGGCCGGCGTCATGGCGCAGCTCGCGCGGGAGACCGTCGAGACGATCGGCGCGGACGCTGTGCTGATCGTCTGGACCAAGCAGCGACGGCGAAACACCGAAATCAACTCGACCGCGATCGGCAATATGCTCGCCGTGCACGGCCTGATGCGATATGTCCGCGCGCGAATCGACGAGATCGAAGATCCCGATGATGAGGACGAGGACGAGGACGAGACCGAGGAAGACGACGAGTAAAGGAGAACACCATGAAGAAGAGCTGGAAGACTTCGGCGGCAGGCATCGGCGCGATTCTCGTCGCGCTCGGATCTGCGCTCTCTGCGACCTTCGACGCCGATCCCGTGACCGTGCCTGACTGGGGCGCGCTCGTCGCTGCGATCATCGCCGGCGTCGGCCTCCTCGCCGCGCGTGACAACGACAAGAGCAGCGAAGAGGTCGGAGCGCGGTGAAATGCTCGACCGCATCGTCGCGGCCGTCGCGCTCGCGCTGCTCCAGTACCTCGAGCGCCGGATCGAGCGCGGCTCGACGGCCGTCGATGCGGCTCCCGATCGCGAGCGCCTGCGTCGCGGCGGCGCTCGCATCCGCGAGTGGTTGCGCCAGAACGGTGCTCGTGACGGAGGCAAGCCCAGTACGCGCCGGCCCTGAGTTCACGGGTCGCGTGTACGCTCTCGTCGACGGCGAGTGGCGGCTCTCGTCGGGAGCCGTGCAGATCCCGGAAGGCTGGTACATGGTGCCGCCGAGCTTCGTCGAGGGGCCGCACGAATGAAGGCCCGGACTCTGCTCCGCGCGCCGAAGAGCACCGGCAGCGTCTGGCTGACGACCGGCGCGGTCGCGCAGGCGCTCGGATGCTCGGTGCGTCACGCGTGCAATCTCATCGACTCCGGTCGCCTGATCGGATGTCGGCTCCCCGGCTCGAGGCATCGGCGCGTGACCTCTGAGTCTCTGCTCTCGTACATGGAACACATGGGAATACGGAAGGCGCGCGGATGCTGAAGCACTTCCCACCAGAGGCAGGACTGCGGCTCGGCTCCGGCCTGTCGATCTCGAACGGCCAGATCGTTGCAAGCGGAGGCGGCGGCTCGGTCTCGGTCAATGTGCAGGAGTTCACGGCGTCCGGCACCTGGACAAAGCCGAGCGGCGCGCTCTGGGTTCGCGTACTCGTCATCGGCGGCGGCGGAGGAGGTCAGGCCGGCACGACGGCAGCAGGCGGCATCGGCGGATGCGCCGGCCTCACGCAGATCGTCGAGTTCCGCGCGGCCGACCTCGGGAGCACCGAGAGCGTCACCTGCGGAGCCGGAGGCCTCGACGCCTCGCTCGGGAGCGACACGACCTTCGGCACCTCGACGATCTGGGTGCGAGCGACTGGCGGTCGCGGCGCGAACGCGACCACAAGAACTCGAGACGGGTCGACGCTCATCAACGGATTCGGCGCAGGAGGAGCGGCCGGAGCGCCCGGCCGTCACGGCTTCGTCGACGGTTCCGGCGGCGGAGGTGGCGGAGGCACCAGCACGACGAGCGTCGGTCAGGCCGGCGGAAAGGGCGGCTCCGGCGAATGGGCGTCGACGACTCCTCAGACGGCCAGCGGTGCGGCCGGAGGAACCTCCGTCAGCCGTGCAGGCGTCGCAGGCACGGTATCCGCAACCGGGTACGGGCACGGCGGAGGCGGCGGCGCTGGCAACAACGCAGGAGCCGGCGGCGCTGGCGGCAACGGCATTCGAGGATCCGGCGGCGGCGGCGGAGGCCGAGGATCGACGGCCGGCGGCGCGGCAGGAACCGGCGGCACGGGATACGCCATCATTCACACCATCTGCTCCTCATGATCCGAGTCGCACTCATCCTCGACGGAGTCGTCGCGCAGATCGCAGTTTGGGACGGCGTTGCGCCGTGGGATCATCCGCTCGGCATGGAAGGCGTCGAGCTGACCGAAGGCGAATGGTGCGAGCCAGGCGCGATCTACGATGCCAATGGTTCGCCGCGATTTGGCCCGCTGCTCTGACCGATCTACCCTGTCCGATGATGTATGCTCTGATCCGAGACGGGCAGATCGTGGAAGTGCTGTCCTTCGTGCCGTGCGCTGCGCCTGGCGAGACGGTCATGCCGATGAGAGAGGCGATCGCGCTAGGGATACCCTACGCGTAGCAGAGGAGAAGAGAGCATGGGACTGAGCGATATCGCTTGGCGATCGCAGCTTCGGCAGGATCGCTTCGTCGCGGAATTGCTGCAAGGCAAGCGCGACGGAACCTTCGTCGACATCGGCGCAGGTGATCCGGAGCAGATCAGCAACACGGTCGTCCTCGAGCGCGATTTCGGATGGCGCGGTCTGCTCTGCGACCTCGCGCACTACGATGCGCTCCGCGCGCATCGTCCGACCGCGCTTGTCCTCAAGGACGCGCTCGTCCCGACGACGCGCGACTGGGCCGACCATTTCCTGAGCGTCGAGCGCATTCTCGAGCACGAACAGCGCGCCGCGCATCCGTGGTCGTGGAGCAAAATGAAGCCGCTCACTGGCTGGATCGACTACCTCTCGCTCGACCTCGAGCCGCCGGAGCTGACGATCGAGGTGCTCCTGCGTCTGCCTGCGGACTACAAGTTTCGCGTGGCGACCGTCGAGCACGACGAGTACCGCGACGAGAACGGGCCGCTCCGCAAGGAACTCGTCCGGACGCTCATGGCATGGCGCGGCTACTTGCTCGTCGCGGAGATCGGCGGCCAGGGCGTCGGCCCGATCGAGGACTGGTTCATCCATCAGGAAAGCGGAATCACGATCGAGCACGCGGCGAAGGTGCTGCGCGAGATGGAGATCGGATGAAGGCTGAAATCGTTCCCATCGAGTCGCTCTCGTTCGATCCGGCGAATGTCCGGAAGCATCCCGAGCGAAACCTAGCGACGATCAAGGCGAGCCTCCTGCGCTTCGGCCAGCAGAAGCCGATCGTCGTCGACGCGAGCGGAGTCGTCCGCGCCGGCAACGGCACGCTAGCGGCCGCGAAGGCGCTCGGCTGGAAGGAGATCGCGATCGTGCGCTCGAGCCTCAAGGGCAGCGACGCAACGGCCTACGCGATCGCGGACAACCGCACCGCGGAGCTCGCGGAGTGGGACGACGACGCGCTGGCTCAGACGCTCGCGGCGTTGCAGATCGAGGACGAGGCGCTGCTCGAGGCCGCAGGCTTCGACGCTTCGGAACTTCAGGCGATGACCGATCCAGGTGAAGTCGTCGAGGACGAGGTGCCCGAGCCTCCGGCGGATCCGATCACGAAGTCGGGCGACCTTTGGATTCTCGGCGAGCATCGCCTGCTTTGCGGCGACTCGACGAAGGCTGATGATGTAGCGCGGCTGATGCACAAGCAAACGGCAGATGCAACCATTTCCGATCCGCCATACGGTCTCGGCTATGAGTATGCAACGCATGATGACTCAGACAAAGACGCAAACGAGATCCTAGTTGCATCGGCGTTCGCCCTAGGATCGAGTTTCATCGTTTGGACGCCAGGTCAGCAGAACCTCGCGAGAGATATCAATCGTTTCGGAAAGTCCAAGGTGCTCATCTGGTTCAAGAAGTTTGCAGCGATGGCAAACGGGCTCGGAGGCGCGTCCGTATGGGAGCCGATACTCGTCGTCGGGAAGCCGCCAAAACGAGAGCTAAAAACCGATGTGATCGAATGCATGACGGAGCGTCTAGAGGTCGACGGGAAGCCGCTTCGCAGCCTGCATACTTGTCCGAAACCCGTCGCTTTGTACGCGAGGCTCATCGAGTCTTTCACTGAGCTAGGACAACTCATCCATGAGCCGTTCTGTGGATCAGGCACGACGCTCATCGCCGCCGAGCAACTTGGTCGCAAGTGCTACGGGATGGAGATCAGTCCCGCTTATTGCGATGTCATCGTGAAACGATGGGAGACTCTCACCGGAAAGAAGGCCACTCGTGCCTAAGTACAAGGCGCGCGATGTCGACCCCGAGCAGGTGCGGAAGCTCGCAGGAATCGGATGCACGCAGGACGAAATCGCGGTCATCGTCGGCCTCTCGAAGCCGACGCTGCGGAAGCACTTTGCGGAGCAGATGAGCATCGGCCTCGAGAACTTCCGAATGAGCCTCCGCAGGCTTCAGGCAAAAAAGGCAGCGGAAGGCAATGTCACGATGCTGATCTGGCTCGGCAAGCAGTACCTCGGCCAGAGCGACCGCCAGGAGCAGAAGATCACGGAAGAGGTTGTCACCATCGAGCGCATAGCGCCGAAGATCGCTCTATCGGAGTCGGCGTGATTGCGAGTCCGACTTCCGTCGCTCGCGTCCGTCCTGCATCCCTCGCAGCGTGAGGTGCACGCCGCGCTCGCGCGGTTCTCCGTGCTCGAGATCGGCCGTCGCTGGGGGAAGACGACCTTCGGCATCCAGCTCGCGATCGACGACGCGGTGTCAGGCCGAAAGGTCGGTTGGTTCGCGCCTTCGTACAAGTACCTGGCAGATCCCGTGCGCGAGTTCGAGCGCGCCTTGAAGCCTGTCGTGCGCCGCATTGACCGCATCGAAAAGCGCATGGAGCTGAAGACGAACGGCAGCATCGACTTCTGGACGCTGGAGGACATCGACTCGGGCCGCGGCCGCTCGTACGATCGCATCGTCATCGACGAGGCCGGATTCGCGCCGCGTCTGCTAGAGGCATGGCGCGCGTCGATGCGCGCGACGCTCGCAGACCGCAAGGGCCGCGCGCTCTTCCTCGGCACACCAAAGGGAACGGGCGACTTCCATCGGCTCTATCTCGAGGCCGAGGGAGACACGACGGGCGAGTGGCGCGCGTTCCGCATTGGCTCTGTCTCGAATCCGCACCTAGACCCGAGCGAGATCGAGGCCGCGCGACGAATGCTCCCGGCCGAGGTCTTCGCGCAGGAGTTCGAGGGCGTGCCAGCCGAGGACGGCGGCAACCCATTCGGACTCGACGCAATCCGGGAGTGCATCGCGCCGATGCCGGATACGGCGGTCGAATGCTGGGGCGTCGACCTCGCAAAGAGCCAGGACTGGACGGTCGCGGTCGGCCTCGACGGCGAGGGCCGCGTCTGTCGGCTCGACCGATGGCAAGGCCCGTGGAGCGTCACGCGCGAGCGTCTCGCGCGCATGATCGGAGACAAGCCGGCGCAGATCGACTCGACGGGCGTCGGCGATCCCATCGTCGAGGATCTCCGCAAGGTCTGCCGTCGCGCCGAGGGCTTCAAGTTCACCTCGCAGAGCAAGCAGCAGCTGATGGAAGGCCTGCAACTTGCGATCCAAACTCGCGAGATTCGCTTCCCTGACGGTTGGTTGCGGAGCGAACTAGAGGCCTTCGGCTTCCGATACTCGGGGAGAGCCGTCTCGTACGAGGCGACGGTCGGGCACGACGACGGCGTCTGCGCTCTTGCGCTTGCCGTCCTCGCGCGAAGGCAGCGGAAGCCCCTCCTCCTGAAAGTCATCTGATGATCCTGAGCCGAATCAAGGCAGCACTCAACGCGAACCGCTGGCTCCAGTCCTCGATGCGGATTGTCTCCGGCGGTGGCGATGCCGTGCGCCAGCCGTTCTCGTATCAGGCCGCGGTGCTCGCGAATCGGTCGTGGATCTACGCGGCCGCGCACCTGAACGCGCAGGCCGTCGCGAGCCAGCCGCTGCGCCTCTATGTGCGCTCTCGCGGAACGGCCGTGAAGCTCTGGAAGACGGCGCGGCCGTCGCGTTCGACCTTCGCGCGCTTCGCCGGCGAGCGCGACGACCGTCCGTCGCCTTTCGTCATGCAGAAGGCCGCGGAGTTCGGCGATGACTACGAGGTCGTGACCGAGGCTCATCCCGTCCTGACGCTGCTCGACCAGCCGAACTCGTACACGAACGGCTACGAGGCGACCATGCTCCGCGTGCTCTTCCAAGAGCTCACAGGCAATGCGTACCTCCATCCAGTCATCGACGCGCAGACGGGCGTGCCCGTCGAGCTCTGGTCGATGCCGTCGCAGTATGTGGAGATCGTGCCAGGAAAGACGCAGTTCATCGACGCGTACCTCTACGGCGCGTCGCGCGACCAGCGCCGGATCTTCGCGGCCGACGAGGTGATCCACTTCAAGCGCCCGAATCCCGGAGACCTGTACTACGGCCTCGGCAAGCTCGAGGCCGCATGGGGCGCGGCGACGATGAACGCGGCCGTGAAGGACATGGATCTGTCCTTCTTCCAGAACAAGGCGCGGCCCGACTACCTGCTGACGATCAAGTCGAACGCGTCGCAAGAGGAGATTGAGCGGCTCGAGGTGCAGATCGACGAGAAGCTTCGCGGCAAGGAGCGGACGGGACGCTTCCTGACCGCGACGGCCGACATCGACCTCAAGCCCATGAACTTCCCGCCAAAGGATCTCGGCGGACGCGAGGACATCGTCGAGGAGATCGCGGCCGTCTTCGGCGTGCCGGTCTCGATGCTGAAGGCGAACGACCCGAACCTTGCGAGCGCGACGGTCGGCTTCCAGTCGTGGAAGGCGATCTCCGTGCTCCCTCTGCTTCGCCTGGACGAGCAGACGCTGAACTCGCAGCTCCTCCCGCTCTTCGGCATCGAGGACGACGCGTTCCTCGCATACGACTCGCCCGTCGTCGAGGACGAGAAGTTCGAGTTCGAGAAGCGTCGCTCGTCGGTCGCGGCCGGAATCATCACGGCGAACGAGGCGCGCAAGCTCGAAGGCCTCGAGCCTGTCTCCGACGAGATGGCCGATCGCCTGCTCATTAACGGACAGCCGCTCGGCGGCCCGGCTCCGGCCGCGCCGGCGCTTCCGTTTGGCGCTAGTATCCAGACGGATACGCCTGACCCCGCTCCGCAGCCCGAGCGCAAGGACGCGCTCGGAGACTGCGTTTCCGAGAAGATCCCGACGCTCATCGCCGAGGGATACGAGCAGGATCAGGCCGTCGCGATCGCGTACTCGATGTGCAGCGAGGGGAAAACGCTCGAGGACATCCTCGACGAGCGCGGCTCGGAGATGCGATCCAAGGCGCTGTCCGACATCGACACGAAGCCTCCGCAGACGGTCGCAGACAACGCGCGACGAGCGCTCGAGGTTCGCGCGCGGAAGCCGGAGTCTCAGCGCGGGATGACCGCGGTCGGCATCGCTCGGGCGCGCGATCTTGCGAATCGCGTCGAGCTCTCGGAGGACACGATCCGCCGGATGCTTGCGTATTTCGAGCGGCACGAGGTCGACAAGCAGGGCGAGACTTGGGACGACCAGGGCAAGGGCTGGCAGGCTTGGAACGGCTGGGGCGGCGACGACGGCTTCGCGTGGGCGCGGCGCAAGGTCGAGCAGTTCGACCGCGAGCGCGAGCGCAAGGCCGCAGGCAAGTCGGCGAAGAACGGCGGAGGAGATCCGCCGGCGAAGCCGTCCGAGCGGATCAGCGGTAGCGATCGCAATCCCGAGGGATCCGCCAGCGGATCGCGCGGAGGTATCGAGATCAGCGAGGAGACCGAGGAAGCGCTCCGGAACAAGGTCGACGAACACAACGACAAGCACGGCGACGAGAACGGCAAGCGCGTAGACCTCGGGATGCTAAAGGCCGTTTACCGACGCGGAGCAGGCGCATTCTCGACGAGCCATCGTGCAGGAGTCGGCCGAGAGCAATGGGCTATGGCGCGCGTGAATGCGTTCCTGACGCTCGTCCGTCGCGGCAAGCCTGAAGACGCGGACTACACGACGGACTTTGACCTGCTGCCGAGTGGTCATCCGAAGAAGAGCGACGGGAAGAAGTCGTGCGGATGCTGCGGCGACAAGCCTGCGCGCGTCTCGACCAAGCGGCTCTGGTCTGATCTAATCACGAAGGCAAGCGAGCGCGACGCCGAGCGCGAGTTTGACAAGATCACCGAGCAGGAGCAGGAGATCGGCAAGGCCGTCTCAAAGGTGCTCGAGAAGCAGGTCGCCGAGGTCATCGCCGCGATCCGCAAGGAAGGCCGGCCGACGCGCGCGACCGTGCAGAAGGTCGAGAAGATCCTCCGCGAGAGCCGATGGAACGCGGAGCTCGTGAACGCTCTCCGGCCGTACCTCGCGGACGCGATCGCCGGCGGCGTCGAGCTCGGCCTCGACACGGTCGGCAAGATGGTCACGGGAGCGCCCGACTTCACGCCGGCGCGCGACGACCTCCGCGCATACGCGCAGTCCGAGTCCGTGCGCCTAGCTCGCACGGCCGCGGCCGGAGTGAACCGCTATACCTCCGTCCGCGTGGGCGAGATCCTAGGAGACGGCATCGCGGACGGCGAGACCATCGACCAGCTCGCGAGCCGCGTGCAGGACTGGGCAGGAGAGAAGGGCGACGCCGACCGCGCGACGCGTAACCGCGCCGTGACGATCGCTCGCACCGAGGCGCAGCGCGCGACGCGCAAGGCCGAGCTCGAGGCGTGGAAGTCGACGGGCATCGTCGAAGGAAAGACCTGGCTTCTCGCGCCGGATCCGTGCGAGTTCTGCGAGGCCGCTGCGAAGGCATTTGAGTCGAAGGCCGTCGGCCTTGACGACTCGTTCTACCAGAAGGGTGAGACGCTCGAAGGCGCAGACGGCGGCGCGCTCGTCCTCGACTACGAGGCGATCGACGCTCCCCCGCTGCACCCGAATTGCCGATGCTCGATGGAGCCGAAGCTTGCCGGCGAGTACGGCGCGATCCAAGACGAGATCAACGCCGAGGTGGACGAATACTTCGAGCAGCTCAAAAGGGAGCAGCAGGCATGAATAGCATGATCGTGAAGGCGCTTGCGGCCGAGGTCTCGGCGACGGCCAAGGGATTCACCGCGACGATCACCGCGGAGACCCTCGACCGCGACGGCGAGGTGCTGATCCCGCAGGGAATGAACTCCCGCGAGTTCGACCAGAATCCTGTCCTCTTCTGGAATCACGACTACGCGAAGCCGGTCGGCAAGTGCATCGGCCTCAAGCGCGGCGAGCGCGCGATCGTCGGAGAGTTCACCTTCGCGAAGAAGCCGGACGGCTATGTCGGCGAGTTCTTCCCAGAGGTCGCCGCGGCGCTCGTCGGTCAGGGCATCGTCAACGCGGTCTCGGTCGGCTATGTTCCAGAGTCGGGCGGCGTGCGCCGCGCGACGGACATCGACCGCAAGAAGTACGGCGACGAGGTGCAGACGATCTTCTCGCGCTGGAAGCTGCTTGAGGTCTCGCTCGCTCCGCTCCAAGCGAACCCCGATGCGCTCATCACGGCCGTGAAGAAGGGTCTTGTTTCGCCCGTCGCCGCGAAGCAGTTCTTCGGCGTTGAGGCTCCGAAGCGCACGGTCGTGACCATCGAGCTCCCGGCCGCGCGCTCAACCGTCGCGAAGCCCGCGCCGATCAGCGTTGCGGAGATTGCTCGTCGCGAGATCGCTCGCGCGCGCGGCTCTATCTACCTCTGATCCTGCGACGCGGCCTACGGCGAGTGCCTGCAAGCGCGTCTTGATGGTGCAAGAGGCGGATCCCAACGGAGGATCTGCTCATGCAGACCATGAATCTCGACAAGTTCCGCGAGGCGCTCACCCTCGCGGCGCGCGTCAAGGGCGAGCCGGGCGTCGTTGCCCAGAAGAAGCTCATCCTCGACCGCTACATGATCGTGGACGCCGACGGCGTCGCGGTCGATCCCGAAACCCTCGATGTCACCATCGCTCCGGCCGCGCTCGCGGTCGAAGAGGACGCCGCCAAGCCGGCGGAGGAAGACCCCATGACCAACGAAGAGATCACCAAGAGCGTCCGCGCGGTCGTCGCTGCGGAGCTGAAGGCGTCGCCGCGCGCGAACGCCGTCGTCGCCGAGCCGAAGGCGTGGGAAAACGCCAAGGTCTACGGCAAGCTGAAGAACCTCACGAACAAGGAGCAGGCCTTCCGCTTCGGCACCTGGTGCCTTGGCGCGATGGGTCACAAGAAGTCGGCTGACTGGTGCGCGGCCAACGGCCTCGCGCTCCGCACGAAGGGCCACACCGAGGGCGTCAACAGCGCCGGCGGCTTCCTTGTGCCGGACGAGTTCGAGAACGAGCTCATCACCCTTCGCGAGCAGTACGGCGTCTTCCGCCGCAACGCGCGCATCTGGCCGATGTCGAGCGACACGCTCCGCATCCCGAAGCGCTCGTCGACCCTGACCGCGTACTTCGTCGGCGAGGCCGCTGCCGGCACCGAGTCGCAGCAGGTCTTCGACAGCGTGCAGCTGGTCGCGAAGAAGCTGATGGCTCTCACCACGGTCTCGAGCGAGCTGCTCGAGGACGCGGTCGTGAACATCGGCGACGACATCGCCGGCGAGATCGCGTACGCGTTCGCGCTCAAGGAGGACGGCTGCGGCTTCCTCGGCGACGGCACCTCGACCTACGGTGGCATCGTCGGCCTTGAGAACGCGCTCACGAACGCGACCTACCAGATCAGCGACGGAGCTGCGACCGCTCCGAGCGGCGTCCTTCTCGCCGAGATCAACGCCGCCTTCGGCAAGCTCCCGGCGTGGGCTTACCAGCGCAACGGTGTGAAGATTTACTGCCACAAGTCGGTCTACCACACTGTCTTCGAGAAGCTCGCAATGGCGGCTGGCGGCGTGACCGCTGCCGAGATCGCGGCCGGAATGCAGCCGCGCTTCTTCGGCTACCCGGTCGAGTTCGCTCAGGTGATGAATACCTCGGCCAGCCTCGCCACCGCCGGTTCAGGCACTTTCGCGTTCATCGGCGACCTCTCGCAGGGTTGCTACCTCGGCGACCGTCGCTCGACCGCGGTCGCGTTCTCCGACTCGGCGCTCAACGCGTTCGAGCAGGACGAGCGCGTCGTCCGCGGAACCGAGCGGTTCGACATCGTCTGCGCCAATGTCGGCTCGTCCACCGAGTCGGGCGCGGTCATCAAGCTCACCCTCTGATCGGAAGGACTTCCACACATGGTTCCCAGCAACAGCAAGACGGTCGTCCTCGCGGTCAACGCCGGCACGGCTACCGTCTCGACTCTCACGGCGACGGTCGACACGAAGGGCTTCTCCTTCGCGAAGATCCTCTGCCTCTCCTCCTCGACGGGCACGGTCTCGACCGGCACGAACAACAAGATCGAAGACGCGGACGCCTCGACCGGCACCTTCGCGACCTTCGCTGGTTTCGTGCAGGGCACCGACTGGACCGGCTCGACCTCGACCAACAGCACGCAGAACGCGAAGGTCCTCTGGAACATCCCGCTCCAGGGCCGCAAGCGCTACCTGAAGGTCACCTTCACGCACGCGACCGGCGGCGGCGGCACGATCGTCGCCGAGCTCGAGCGTCCCTCGAACGGCATCTCGGCTTCGACCGAGGCGTTCGAGTCGACCGATGTCGGAAACATCATCGGCCTCTGATCCCTCTCTCTCACGGGCTGCGCGCCGAAAGGCGCGCGGCCTGTTTCCATGAAGTCATCCAACGATCTGCGCCCTACGGGCATCGTCGTCGCGGAAAGCCTCACCTCGAGTCAGACCGCGTCGTTCCAGTTCGACACGCTCGGCTTCAATGCCGCGTCTGTCGTCGTTTCCTCGCGCAGCGTCTCGGAGTCGGTCTTCGGATCCGAGGTCGTCGGATCGTGGATCTCCGACGCGATCAACGGAACGGACTCCATCGACTTCCTGTTCATCGGAGACAGCAATGTCTTCTATCAGGTGAGCGGATCGAGATGCTACGGCTACTTTGCAGGCTTCCACTACGCGATGCTCCAGCAGGGAGCGACGATGTACGGGACTGCGGTGACTCCGCTCTATCGCGGCGACAGCTCAAACGCGACGGTCGGATACCTTGGCAACGGAGCGAATGTCGTCGAGGACGACGCGAACTTCATCAACGCGACCGTCAAGCGCGGATCGACGCGCGGCCCCGAGGAGCTCTCCAAGTACATCTCTGGCGGCCCGTTCTCGTGGAATCCAGAGAGCACCGGAAGCGCCGACTTCCTGAGCATCCGAAACACGACCACCTACGGCGGCTCGACGCAGGCCTACCAGGGCGCGACCGGAATCTATCTTGACTCCGCGCAGACTGCCTTCAACACGCAGAGCGCGACTCGCTATCGCCTTGTCCGCGGCAAGGTGCCTGCGAGCCGCATCGGCTCGTATCAGGGATATGTGTACAAGGCCGGCGGAAATGTCGCCGGTTCTCGCGTCGTGACGACTTCGGCAGGTACGGAGACACTGATCCGGGAAGGATCGTACGAGTGGGTCGCAGACGAGATGAACATCGCGGCCGCGACCTCGACTGCGGCCTACAGCGTCCACTACGCGCAGCAGTCTGTCGGCGACAATCTCGGCGTGCAGGGCGAGGTGAATCTCGCCTATCAGTCGGTGTACCGTCCGTCGACCAAGGGCTTCGCGGTCTCCGCGATGCACGCGCGAGGCGGAGCGAAGATGTCGGACATGGTCAACTCGCTGCTCGGCGCAACGGACGACGGGATCAAGCTGATCCTTGCCGAGATCCGGAAGCGTCAGGTTCGCGCCGGCGGCACGGGTCGCGTCTGCATGGTCGTCGAGGGAGGCTCCAACGCAGACACCGGAGTCCCGCAGTCGTGGGCGACGAACCTCGAGAAGCTGCTCGACAAGGTCTCGCGCGCATGGAGCCAGCTCGGTTTTCCGTCCGCTGATCTTGCGTTCCTTGCGTTCGTCTCGCAGCAGCGCGACTCGAACGACACGACCAATGTGAACCTCCGTCCGCTTGCGCGCAGCTGGGCGCTCGGCGATGGGCGCAGGGATAACCTGACCGTCGTCGAGACGAAGTCAATGTTCTTCTACAACGACCTTGCGGCATATGCGACCGGAGGCGATACGCTGCATCTGACCGCAGACGGCTACAACTTTGTCTCAGAAGCGATCATTTCTGCTCTCGTCGGTTCGGAGACTTCAACCGCGGCATTCTCGACCTTCCGGGCCTACGAGTCAGACGACCGGGCCAACTGGTCGGAGATGACAAACTTCTCGTCGATGACCGCCGGCGCGCAGTCGTTCGGAAATCAGCGGTATCCTCGCGCCGTGCTTTCGACCGACCGAGTCGGCCGTAAGCGCTTCCTTCGCGTCGATGTCACGCCGGGAGGAACAGCAGACATCGCGGCCTTCGCGGTGATGAGCCAGCCAAGCAACCAGGTCACGACAGCGGCCGATGTGAAGGCTACGCTGCTCGTGCAGGGATAAAGGAGAGAGAACATGAGAGAGAGAATCCTGACCGCGCTCGACGCGCGGCTCGATGGGGTCGAGGTCGGGAGCCTCGACCGGATCGTTGCGGACATCGTGCTCGACCAGTTCCCGTCCGAGGAGAGCGTCACGCTGCTCCGGCGCTGGAACGACGCGCTTTCCGGCGGCGGCACGCTCGAGCTCGCGGTGACCGACTTCGACAAGGTCTGCGACGACTACAAGGCCGGCACCGCAGATCCCGAGCGCACGCTCACGCGCGGAGGACTTGCGAAGTCGATCTACAACCGCGACAAGGTCTTGAACCTGCTGAACATCAGCGGCTTCGAGATCGACGGCGGCTCCGCCGGACTCGACTGGAAGCGCGACCCGCACACAATCGCCGTCCGTGCGACGAAGCGGCTCCGCAAGATGCCGAGCATCCCGATGAAGGACATCCATGCGATGATGTCGCTTCCGCGCGTCTCGTGGACGGAGACGATGGGGAATGTCTATCAGGCCGTGGCCGGCCTTGAGATCCCGTTCACGAAGTCTACGGGCGTCTTCTGGTCGCAGTCGCTCCAGCGGATGATGCAAGGCATCCTCGAGAAGCCGGAGTGCCCGAAGTACATCCTGACGATCGACTTCGACTCCATCTTCGACCAGCGCGACATCGTCCGGCTCTGGCAGATCATGGAGGACAACCCGGACATCTTCGCGCTCTGTCCGCTTCAGATCGGGCGCGACCGCGACGCGGTTCTGATGACCGTCCTCGACGAGAACCGCAAGCCGATGCGCGAGGCTCCGGTCGAGTGGTTCCGGCGCGAGGCGCTCGACATCGGGCACGGCCACTTCGGCCTGACGCTCATCAGGACGGAGATGCTCCGCAAGATGTCTCTCCCGTGGTTCGTCGGCCAGCCGAACGCCAACGGCGAGTGGGGCGAGGGTCGGATCGACGACGACATCTATTTCTGGAAGAAGGCTGCGGCGCAAGGCCTGCGGATCTGCGCCTCTCCGAAGGTGCGAATCGGTCACCTCCAGCTCGTCATCTCGTGGCCGGATGATGCGCTTCGCACGGTTCACCAGTATGTCGGGAAGTTCTACGACGAGGGGAGGCCGCAAGAGTGCATGACCTACTGATCGTGCTCCGCAACTGCTCGGTCTACCAGCCTGGCGTCGGCCGGCGCGATCTGCGGCCCGGAACGGTCGTCAACCTAGACCCGGTACTTGCCGATCGCATGGTCGCGAAGGGGTACATGGAGCGCGTTGTTTCGGCCGCTCCTCTGTTCGCGCAAGCGACGGACGCGCCCCAGAAGCCGATGAGGAAGCGCAAGGAGCCGCGCACCGATGGCAGTTGACACCTACGCGCTGACCAGCCTCGCGAACCTGAAGAGCTATCTCGGGATAAGCTCGTCGACCGACGACACGATCCTCGAGAAGTCGATCGACCGCGCGTCGGATGTTGTCGAGAGCTACCTTGGTCGCAAGGTTCTGAGCCGCGCGTTTGTCGAGTGGCGCGATACCTTCGGCAAGGATCGGATCGCGCTGCGTCAGTATCCGGTCACGGGCGTGCGGTTCGTCGGCGTCGGCTACAACGCGGCGATCACGGTCGGCGCGAGCTCTCCGCTCGATCCGGCGGTCTCGATCACGGTCGGCGACTCGTCGGTCATCCTCTACCGCCAGGTCTCCGCAGGCACCGACACGACGACGACGCTGACCTTCGCGACCTATCCGACGACGGCGCTCATGGCCGCGGCGATCGCCGCGACCGCAGGCTTCACGGCCTCGGTCGTGCTCGACCTGCCAAGCCGCTACATGAGGCGATTCGCCGGACGCACGCTCCGCAACGCGACCGTGAACCTCGAGGCTCCGGATCAGGCGGTCGAGGACTACCTTGCGGACTTCGACCGCGGAGTCGTCTATGGGCGTCAGCTGACGGGATACCGCGCGGTGCTCATCGACTACACGGCCGGCTACGCGACCGTCCCTGACGACATCGAGCAGGCCTGCCTGATGGTTGCTGCTTCGATCTACCAGGGCCGCAAGCGCGATCCCAACCTGAACAGCGAGTCGCTCGGCGGCTACTCGTACAGCCTGCGCGCTCCCGGTCAGGCGACGGAGGAGGCTCGCACGATGCTCGAGGGATACAAGGCGATCCGATGAGCATCGAGTCGATCATCCGCGAGTTCGGAGTCTCTCTCCACATCTGGAGGCCGACGATCGGCCGGGCTACAGATGGAGAGATCACCCGCACCTATGCGCTTGCATCGAGCGCGACGGGCTTTATCCAGCCGTCGTCGCAGGGTCAAGATGTGTTCGAGGGACGCATGAACTCTCGCACCGCTGGCACGATCTACTTCGCTGGCGATGTGGATGTCCGCATCGACGACGAGATCCGCGACCAGAGCGCGATCCCGACCGCAGCGACGCGCGTCTGGCGCGTGAGTGGCGCGGTCAATCCCGCAGACATTGCCGCACCTCTGCGGCTCTCCATGACGGCCGTGGAGGTCGTCGAGGTCGAGCCGGACATCCCGTACTCCCCGCCGTGACCTACATCCCGAATCCAGATATGCGGCGTCGGTTCAACGCAGCGGTGCGGGAGGGTCTCGTCGCTACGCAGATTTCGCTTTCGACGACCATCGTCCGCAACCTGAGCAAGCCGGGCACGGGACGCCTGTACCGCGTCAACAAGGGCCGCGGCAAGCGAGCGCGCAACCTTCGCGAGTCCGGATTCCATCGCGCCAGCGCGCCGGGATTCCCGCCGGCGGTCAACACGAACCGACTGCGCGGATCTTGGACGATCGCGATCAAGCAGGGCAAGGAGCTTCTTCCCGGCTACAACCTTCGCGTGATCCGCGGCAAGGGAATGCTCGGCTTCGAGCTTGGCTCAAATGTCCCGTACGCGCCGATGCTTGAGTTCGGCACGCGCCGGATGAAGGCTCGCCCGTACATCAAGCCGAGCATTCTTTCCGTGCAGAAGCGCATCCCACGATTCTTCGCAGAGGCCATGCGGCGCAACCTCGGAGGCTGAATGAAGGCGATCCTCGACGGCATCTGGACTCGGCTATCCGCTGCGACGGTCTACACGACGCTCGGAGGCCGCATCTACCTCAATCAAGGGCCGGCGGACGCTCTGCTCCCTCTGATGGTCTATCAGGCCGCGGAGGCGACGAGCGAGCGCCTGATGGGCGGCGTCGTGAAGTACACGCTTGAGGTCGAGTTCACGATCTTCTACGACAACGCCGGAAGCACGGCGATTCACACCATCGCCGACCAGCTGCGGACGGCGCTCTCGACTTCCGCGTCGGCGACGGGCTTCGACCGGATCACCTTCGTGCAGCTTGCCGGCGGGGTGCCTTCATTCTCCGACGACTCGTGGTCGATGGTAGAGCGGTACCGGGTCACGGCCTTCGACATCTGAGGTAACTATGGCTATCGACACCTATGTAATCGGAAACGACGGGAATGTGACGCTTTCGGATGCGGCCGAGGAGTTCAAGGTGCGCTCGTTCGCGGCGACCCTGTCGCGTCCTTCGAGCGACCTGACGGCGTTCGGCGACACCGGAAAGCGCCGTCGCGTCGGCCTGCTCGACCTGACCGGATCGCTGAACGCGGTCATCGGTGTGAATACGGCAGGTGCGGCCAACACCTCCAGCTTCTTCAACGCGACCGCGACTGCGGCGCTCACGCTGACAGTCTACGACGGCACCGGAACGGCCGACGCGAAGATCGTCGCCAACTGCGTCTTCAACTCGTTCGCCTTCAACAGCGACAAGAACGGCGACGCGACCCTGACGGCGAACTTCGAGAACGGCGACGGCGCAGCTCCGGTCGTGACCTGGCTGATCTGAGATGAGCCTTGAGAGGGTTCAGCAAGTTGCGACTCCGCAAGCGGACGACTGGATCGTCACGCTCAAGCTTCGTTCCGGCGGCATCGTTACGCGACGCGTGACGCCTGGTCGAATCGACGCGGAGTTCGCGCTCCGCTGCGCGCTGCGCGCTCAGGGAGTCAAGCCGCAAGAGGTTTTGGACGCAGAGATCCGACGCGCCGGCGCGGCGCGCGTGGTCGTGCCGGTCGACGACGGCTTCGCTGATCTGATGAGGAGGGCAAGGAATGATTAGGATCGCACCGTGGGCCGTCGACCTGCTCGACGGCTCGAAGGCAACGCTCCGACCGCTGACCGTCCGCGAGCGCATCGCCGTCGCCGACGACTACTCAGAGACTGAGGCGCGCCGCGCTGCGGCCGACGCGAAGGCGCTCGGGATGCCTTTCTCCGAAGCGCTCAAGCACATCAGCGAGAGCCGCAGGAAGGCGCGCGTCGCCTCGGCGCTCATCATGGATTGCTTCACGCACGATGGAGCCATGCGCGTCCTGCGCGCCGCCAGCGATGACGCGGAGCGCATCGCCTCGATGATCGAGCCGAAAGACCTCTCGTACCTGGCGCTCGAGTGCCTCGGCATCGACACCGAGGCCGCGACGCAGGGCCAGCCGGGAAACGGCTGAGTCCCTCGGTGCCTGAGGTGCCGAGGGACTGGATCAAGGAGGCGCACATGATCGCTCGCGCAGCACCCGGACTCGGCAACCCGCTCGACCTGACGGTCGGCGAGTTCTCGCGTCATCTCGAGCTTGCGCTCCGCGGTGACGACGCGGAGTCCGGCGAGAACTGGATGCGCCGCTATGTCGAGGAGTCCGTGCGATGAAGGCTGGCGATATTCACATCGCCGTGACCGCGCAGATGGGAGCCTTTGAGGCTTCGATGAAGCGCGTCGAAGCGATCTCCGCGCAGACTGGCATGACGGCCGGGCAGAAGTTTGCGGAGCGATTCTCGGCAGACTCCGAGAAGATTGTCGGAAACCTGTTCAAGCGCTTTGCTGGGCCGATGATCTTCTCGACCATTGCAGACGCGGTGGCTCGAGGATTCAGGGAGGGCTTCAGTCCTGAGATCCTAAACGATGTGCTGAAGTCTCTGCCGCTCGCTGGATCGTTCGTCAATCTTGGAAACGCTATCGCAGAGCGTCTCCTCGATACGAGCGAGGCCGACATGATGACGCGCAACATCGCGCAGCTTGCAACAGAGCAGCAGCAGGCAGACGAGAAGGCCAAGGCTGATGAAACTGCTCGCGCAAAAAAGGCGCTCGAGGATCAGAAGGCAGAAAGCGAGCGCTTCGAGAAGTCCATCTTCGATCTCAAGAATCAGTACACCGTCGCGCACCTGAACTCGCGCATCGCTCTCTATCAGGAGAATCAGAACGAGGAAGCGGCCATCGGCGCGAAGGCCGCGATGGATCTTGCGCTTCTCATGCGGAACAGCATGAGAGAGACACAGGCCGCGAGGACGAAGGAAGAGCAGGAACTGCTCGACAAGATCTATAACGCCGAGAGAGACGCGATCAACAGGACGGCCGAGACTCGCAAGAAGCAGATTCGCGAGCGCCTCGAGAACGAGAAGAAGGCCATCGAAGACCGCGAGAAGCGCGAGATGGAGGCGATCCAGAAGGAAGCGCGCGCAAGGGCTGAGGAGATGTCTCGGCAGATGGACGCAATCGGAGAGCAAATGTCTGAGGTCGAGCAGGCGCGCGAGGAAGTCGGCAAGGCTCAGACGACCGAGCAGACCGCTCTTGGTTCGTTCACGGTCTCGAGCTACACCGATGCCGAGAAGAAGAAGATCGACGCCGAGAGCCTGAAGGAACTCAAGCGCCTGAGGCAGTCGATGGAGAATGTCGGCGCTAGCGGAGGGTTCCGCTGATGGCAGCAGATATCTACGAGCTTCAGGAGACGCGCACGCTCTCGCAGACGAGCGGCAAGGTCACCGGGTCGCGCAAGTTCGCGGTCTGGGACGATGGATCTCCGATCACCCAGCCTGCGACGATCAAGGCGCTCTTCGGCGCTGGAACGCTCCCCGATGTCGGCGATGTGTTCCCAGGCGAGACGGATGTCTACGCGATCAGTTACGACATCCGGCACCTGCCGGACTCGCGCGGCGTCTGGGAGGTCTCGTTCAGTTACGAGAACACCGAGCCTGGCACGGTTCAGCCGCAGGAGCCAGGCTATGTAGACTTCTCGGTCGACTTCTCGAGCGAGTTCCGCGACACTTGGCGCGCGAACCCGAGCGTGGCAGCGGCCGGCACGGGATCTCCCAACAACGACGACATCGGCGGCGTGCCGATCGACTCCGGCGGCGAGCCTGTATCTGGTCTCGTCAACTTTGCGTCGGTTGTCATCGGCGAGACGGTGCTTTCCTCCAGCATTCAGGCGCGCCTCGTGACGATCGCGAACATGACTGGCAAGCGGAACAACAGCGTCTTCCAAGGCTTCGCGACCGGCACGCTCGTCTATCAGGGCGCGAGCGCGAACCGAATCGCGGTCGACAAGTACAGCCTGTCGCACAAGTTCGCATTTGACGCGCGCTTCCACATGATCCAGATGCCGGAGCGCGACCAGAATCGCGAGGTCATCTGCGTGCGTGACAACGCGGACATCCTGCGCGCGAAGAAGGTGCGTTGGGTGCAACCGTTCCCGCTGACCGGCAACTTCGGCACACTCTCGGAGAACTTCTGATGGCTGACGAGATCACCCTCACGCTCAAGATGGCAGTCCTCAAGGGATCGCTTGCGCATACCGAGAATCCCGGCGCGATCAGCGTCACGCTTTCCGGCAGCACCGCAATCGGAGGCGTGCAGACGATCGGCACGACGGCGGAAGTGATCATCATGAACGATGTCACCTCGCCTGGCTACGCTTACTTCCGCAACACCGGCACGACGAACTTCGTCGAGATCGGTACGGGCACGGGCGGATCGTTCGTGGGCTTTGCGAAGCTCAAGGCCGGAGAGGCCGCGCTCATCCGTCTCACGACGGCGACGCCGACCGCGCGCGCCGACACCGCGGCGGTCAACCTCCAGTACTACATCCTCGCAGACTGATGCAGCTCCCCCGCTTCACATCCGGCGAGGTCGGTCGCCTGACCTTCGCGCACCTGAACGACCTCTTTGCGCGTCTCGAGGCGCTCGAAGCGGCGGCAAGGAATCCGCTCGGCGGTGCCGGCATCCGAGGCCGATCCATCACCGCGAAGATCACGGGTCAGCCTGCTGGCGGCGTGTATACATGGGTCGAGGTACATCGCGACGGCGAAGCATGGGTCGACAAGCCGGACGGGCTTTCGTCGAAGGATCCGTCGCTCGATCCTCCGGACGACGACAAGGCGTTCCCGATCATCGGTGCGATCACCGAGCCGTATCCGATCCCGGTCGCGATCACGCCGCAGTACCGGAAGGACGGCTCTCTGTTCTACTCTCCTGCCTCGCCTGGCGAGGGAGGCGCGGCGTTCTACAAGATCATCCAATACTCGCCGATGGAGGAAAACAAGTCGTGGCAATACACGATGAAGAAGCAGATCGTCGAGCTTGAGAACAACACGCCTAAGTGGAAGAACGATCCAAACTCCGGAAATGTGGTCGGGCTGAACGGAGCAGAGAACAGAGCCGACACCGGATTCAACCAACAGACAAACGACCTCTTTGGAGTTGGTTGGGCTAGACCTCCCGGCGGTGTCGTGATTGCACGAAATCCGATCCAGCCTGGAATCATCGTCCACGCTCAGCCGATCAGCGGAACGAGCTACTACGGATTCCACGCCGGCAACGGCTACACGACGGTCTGCCTCTAGCCATGTTCATGCACTCATGCTGCTGCGAGCCGGGGAATCCCGCGATCTGCGATCCTTTCGAGGACGACTGCCCGAGCACCGTTCTCTGGGGGCCGCGAACGAAGTGCCAGGCGACGGTTGACTACACGGTTGTCTGTCCTCCTTGGTGCGCCAACGGAGTCGACATCGGGCCGATCGACCTCTACAAGCGCAGGAGCATAGAGATCGAGTTCGATCAATGCGTCCTCACTCGTGTCGTGCAGGGGAACACGCGATTCTTCCAAGGTCAAGGACGCGCAAGCGTAAAGGTCGAAGAGGCAGCTCAGATCGCGCGCGAGAAGTTTGAGGACTGCTTTGGCGGACAGACGATTCTTTTCTGCTCGCCGTATCAGGCTTCGTACAACCACGAAGTCGACATGAAGATCTTTCTGTATTGCGACTTCTCGCAGATCTTTGGAACCTTCGAGCAGTTCATCCAGAACCCGTGCGTCGAGCAGCCTCGACCTGACGATATCGGATATGTGGTCGCGATCGCCTCAAGCTGCTTCAAGATCGACAATGCGAGTCGGTTCTACAAGTCAATCCCGACTCCGTCATCTCAGCCTGGCATCTACGAGTGCACGGAGGAAGACGCATATCTGAATGCGCCGCGCAGCGGATGGGCTTGGTACGCGTACTACCGAAAGGGAGACTGCATCATTCGGCAGTCGACGCCGCTTGTCTGGAAGCGGTTCTATGGCGGATTCGCAAACTGGTCGGCGACCGGAACCTCAAATCCTGCGCCGTGCTTTGTGAATGGCGCGATCTTTAGCGCGACCGACAGCGACTTCGCCGTTCGCAAGACTGCAACCGGATGCGACTTCGACTGGGAGCGCAACCTGTCAGTTAGCGCGGTCATTCCCGGCACCTGTCAAAGAGCATCTGGCGCGACCTTCGGCGAGGTGCCGACCTGCGCGCAGGTTCTTTCAGGATCCTGCACGCAGATAAGCGTACAGATGGACATCCCGACGATCACATGAGCTGCAAGCACCACAACGGCAACGGATGCTCGCTCGGCCTCTACGGCGGTCGGCCGTCGCCAGGCGTCTGCGGGATGTGCGAGAAGTACGACGGGCCGGCGCGCGGAGCCGGAGACATCGTGCATCGCGTCGCCCGTGCGACCGGGATCGCGACCGTCGCAAAGGCCGTCGAGCGCGCGACCGGCAAGCCGTGCGGATGCGCGCAGCGGCGCGCCGCGCTCAACGCCGCGCTCCCGCTGCCCGATGAGAACACCGATGAGCGCGCTTCCTAATCCCGTCTTCCGCTCAGACCTCCGAGCTCGGAAGCTCGTGTCGGAGATCCCGACGACGACGGCGCGGTCGCTCTACCAATGCCCGTCAACGAAGACTTGCGAAATCAAGTCGATCGTCATCACGAACATCCACTCGGGCAGCACGACGGTGACCCTCTATCACCTCCGGCCGGGCGAGACGGTCGCGACGCGGAACGCGCTGTACTACGAGGTCACGGTCTCGAAGAACGCCGTGCTCCAAGACACCGGCCCGTACTACCTCGGGCCAGGCGACTCGCTCTGGATCCTCTGCTCGACCGGAAACCATGTGACCGTGACGCTCTACGGGATCGAGGAATAACAGATGGCACTTGTCTACGACGGATCGAACGGCCTCTTCACGCGCCTCGGGAAGATCATCTATCTCCTCGACCTTGTGCGCGGCTACCAGTCGACGATCGTGACCGAGATCGCCGACATCAAGGCCGAGTATTCGAGCGCAGACTCCTACATGGTCGCGGCGCTCGGCGAGGCCGAGGCGCAGGCGAAGAGCCTCGACCCGCTGCTCGCGTCGCTCCAGTCTGCCGCGGCGACGACGCTCATAGAGATGTGCTACGCGGAGGCAACCGCCGGCAACGCGAACGCGATGCTCGCGAAGTCGACGCGCGACGCGATCATCTGGCTAATCAAGCAGATGAAGACAAACTCCGAGACGATCAAGCGCAACACGGTCGGCAAGGGCACGCTCACGGTCGACGCAGGGAACAACGGAAACGGCACGGTCGTGGCGCTCGTCGAGACGCCGAACATCCTGCTCGGCAACTCGGCGAACTGGCCGAACATCCGCGCTGAGGTGCTCGACATCCGCTGCATCACGGACGCGCAGAACGGCGCGATCGCGCGCGGCGTCGAGATATTCCAGATCCGCGGCCAGCCTGCGTTCTCGACGCTCGACCGCCGATACCCGGCCGGATCCGGCCGCGCGATTCAGGTGTCTGCGCTCTCCGCGAATGTCGACGCGGGGCCGCGATATCAGAACATCCTCACAAACTCCGACTTCGAGCAGATGACATCGAATGTGCCGGAGTTTTTCACGGTCTCGAGCGGCACGGCCGGCACGGACTTCCTGACTGAGACGACAACCTTCTTCCGAAGCACGACCTGCATAAAGGCCGCGGCGACGGGCGTGACTTGGAAGCTTCGCCAAGCGCTCGGCACGGGCGCTGGAACGGTCGGCAAGCTCACGCCGGATCGGCCGTATGTCATCGCGTTCGCCGCGAAGAAGGATGTCGGCGCGACTGGCACATTCCGCGTCTCTGTGCAGGACGGCTCGGGCAATGTGATCGGCGGCGGCACCTTCGCGGCGACGGCGGCGCACGGCGCGCTCACGACTTCGTGGGCGCTTGTGACCGCGACGATCTTCGCGCCTCGCGTCATCCCGACCGAGACCTATCTCGTCGTCGAGACGACCGCCGGCGTCGCGACAGCCGCGATGTACATCGACGAGGTGATCGTCGCGGAGATGGTGCAGCTCGCGCCAGGCTCGCAGTACCTCGCGATCCTCAGCGGCAGCACGGACTACAACGCCGACGACAACTTCTCGTATACATTCACGAACACCGGAAACGGCGCATTCGCTGTCGCGCTCGATCGCCTGTTCGGGATGTACGATCTCGGCCTCTGCCTGCCTGACGCGACTGCCGGCGCAGAGACGATCGCCGACTCGCTCATCGCTTGAGGTGCTCGAGCAGGGAGTGCCGCGCCTGGGAGACGAGGACGCGCAGTTCGTCGTCGTCGCATAGGTCGAGCGTCAGCGTCAGCAGGTCATAGGATTCCCACGAGAGCGATGCGAGGCCGAACGATCGCGCGGCGTCGCGCCGGATCATTCCCGCCTGAATATTCACGGCTCTGATGGATACCAGAGCCTCGCGCGCTGCGACCTGTACGCGTACTGCGAGGAGTTTCTCCGGCAGATTCAGGGGAATTTTGTGTGGAATATCTGGTCTCCGGTC